AAGCAGATCGACCGCTTCTCCTCATCCGTCCAAAGCCGCTTCGTCCGACGCGCCACGTCATCACCACAGTGTCCACTATCAATGGTGGACACTATCCCGCACTCTCACACCGCGGCAGAGCGGTTAGGCCGGACGGTTACAAACGGCGGCGAGACCGCGTCGCTGCAGGCGATTGACCCGGCTGACGGTAGGCGCATACTGGACAGATACCGACAAGCCGGGGTCCACCAGATGATCGAAGAAGAACCGAACATAGTCACGTCGGGCAAAAGCCAGCGTGTCATCATCGACGGCCATCCTTTCTCCATCGAAATCTACCGTGCTGAAACGGATCAGAACTGGATGCTTGAGATCGTCGACCAGGATGGCACCAGCCACGTTTGGGACGATCATTTCGCCTCCGACAAGGAGGCAAGAAACGCCGCTATGCAGGCAATCGAGGAAGAAGGCGCCGTCGCCTTCATGCGCGGTGATAATGTCATCCGGTTTCGGGGACGATGACGAGCGGCGCTGTCAGCGCCTGTCGACGTACGAACGGCCCAAGGCCGCCGTTTGGGTTCGGCAGTACGCCGCAGCGCGGCTTCCCCAGATCGGTCATTCATGCTTGCCGCAGAAAATTGCGCGGTACAATGTATCCCACGTAGCTTGAAGCGCTTCCTCTATGCGTAAGTGGATTAAAAGCAATGACTATTGAGTACAAGAAAGATGGGTCGGGATGGCATCGGTGGGATCTCCATCTTCACGGGCCAGGCACCAAACTGGCAAATGGCTACGGCGATACCAGTGAGGACAATCTCCGCGCCTATCTCGAAGTGCTAGAGGGCTCAGACGTTCAGGTATTTGGGATCACAGACTATTTCTCCTTTGACTCTTACTTGGCCGTTTCACGAGCGTATGAGCACCTCTACCCAGACGGTACAAAGGTCTTTATCCCGAATTGTGAGTTCCGGCTCACGGAAACCGTGAGCTCGGACGGCCGCAATGTTCACACCAATGTCCTGATCGACCCTGCGCTTGCTTTCGAAACGAAGCTGCGCACCTTGCTCAGCGATCTGCATACGCACAAAACTCGGGAAGGGCTGCGCCTTCGCTGCAGCGAACTCACCTCGCGCGAAGAATACGAACAGGCCACAATCAGCCTGTCCGATCTTCAAACGGCTCTCAAAAAGGTGTTCCCCGACGAGACGGCCTATATGATCGTCACGGCGGCCGGCAATGATGGTCTGCGCGGCGTTGACACGAAATCCGCCCGCAGCAAATCGATCTCGGATGAGCTAGACAAGGCCAGTCACGCTTTCTTCGGATCAGACAAGAGCACCGGCTACTTCCTTAGTACGGACCGCTACGAAGACGGCAGCCCTTCCGAGAAGAAGCCCGTCTATTCAGGCTCGGACGCTCATGCGATGGCCGATCTTAGCAGGCTCTCCGGCGACGAGGCAGGATACCCGCCGACCTGGATCAAGGCCGATTTGACGTTTAGAGGGCTCCGGCAAACGCTCTTTGAACCAAAGGGTCGCGTGCATATCGGCGAGCGTCCCACCGTGTTGGAACGCCTCAATCAGGATGCAACCCGTTTCATCGCGGGGCTGCGCATTGATCAGATTGCGGGATATGCGGGAGCCAACGGCTCCTGGTTCAGGAATGTTGCGATACCCTTCAACCCCGAGCTAACGGCTATTATCGGCAACAAGGGGAGCGGCAAGAGCGCCATCGCCGACATTCTTGGGCTCCTCGGGGAGTCGCGCCAGCAAGAGCATTTCTCGTTTCTGACCGACGAAGCCCGCAACCGAAAGTTTCGCCAAAAAGGCTATGCCGAAAATTTCACGGCAACTCTGACCTGGGCGAGCGGAACCGAGCGCACGAAAAAGCTCGATGAGGATGTTGATGCGCTCCGGCCCGAAGCTGTCAAGTACCTTCCCCAGAACTACTTCGAAAGCCTGACGAACGAGATCGAGGTCAAAGCGTTTCGCAAGGAGATAGAAGAGGTTGTTTTCTCGCATGTGGAGGAATCCGACCGCATGGGGAAATCGACGTTTTCAGAACTCGAAGACCTGAAGACCGCGCAGAGCAAGAGCGACATTAGCGCCCTAAAGGTACGTCTGCGCGAGCTAAACATCGAGATCATTGAACTTGAGCAGCAAGCAGACCCTTCGACCAGCGCCCGGTTGAAAGAGCAGTTGAATCAACGGCGCGAAGAGTACCGTGTCCTTGAGAATTCGAAACCTGCGGCTGTCGAAAAGCCGGAGGAAGAAACGCCCAAGCAGCGCGCCGTGTCCGAGGAGATAGAACGAACGCGAGCCCTTCAAGCGACCATCACGGAACGCGGCAAGCAGGCGGTCGACCGACTATCGGCCATAAAGACCGACCTGATGTCGCTCGGATCGCTCAAGGAGTCCATCAACGCTCTCGACGCTCACGTGAAGCAAGGCAAGGAAGAGCTTAGGCCCATCTGTACACGCTTTGGTCTGGATATTGACCTTATAGTTGCCCACAAGGTCAGCACCGCAAGCATCGATGCCAAGGCTACCGAACTTGCCGCCGTAGTGAAGGCGCTGTCGGCCGAGCACGCTGGCGAGTTTACCGAGGGCACGGACTTTGATGCGCTCACCAGCGTCCCCTCTCTACGCAAAGCCCACCAGTATCTCGCTGATAAACTGAAGGCCTTGCAGGAAACTCTGTCCGCGCCCCAGCGCCGCTATCAGCGCTACCTCCAGACCCTTTCGGAAATCAAGAAGAAGATGGAAGAGGTCATGGGGGAAGATGAGAGCCCCAAGCCTGGCACCATCAAAGACTTGGAGGCCCGTATCCGCTACATCGAAGAAGATCTGCAGGCGCAACTTGATACCCGTTATTCCGACCGCGACGATCTCGCGCGTTCGATTTTCACCTCCAAGGAAAAGGTGCGCTCTTTCTACGAAGGCCTGAAATCCAGCGTCGAGGAGAAGCTGGCAACCGTACGTTCGGAGGCATTCGATGTATCGATCGACGCGTCATTTGTGCCGACGCACGAGTTTCCGGGGCGCTTTCTGGAACTCGTGACCCAGACGGCGCGCGGGCCGTTTCGCGGTGCCGTAGAGGGGCGCAGCGATCTGGAAAAGCGTATGACAGACGTGAACTGGAATGATGTTGAAACCATCCTGAGCTTTGCCAAGACCATCATTGCCGACATCAAAGCGGAAGATATCTCGAAACAGATCAAGGACGTTAAGCGTCTCTACGATCTGCTTTTCTCGCTGGAATATTTCGAGCCGCGTTATGAGCTTCGATTGGGCGGAAAGAACCTGAACCAGCTTTCCCCAGGCGAAAAAGGTCTGTTGTTGCTGGTGTTCTACTTGCATCTCGACAAAGAAAAAGCACCGCTGATTATCGACCAGCCGGAAGACAACCTCGACAATGACAGCATCTTTACGGTGCTCGCGCGCTGCATTCGCGAGGCAAAGAAATCTCGGCAGGTGATATTGGTCACTCACAACCCGAACCTTGCCGTTGGGGCCGACGCCGAGCAAATCCTTTACGTGACGCTCGACAAGGCCGACAACTACAAATTCACCTATGAAAGTGGTTCAATTGAAAACCCGCGTATCAACGATGCCATCGTCAAAATTCTGGAAGGCTCCAAACCCGCGTTCGTTCAACGACGACTGAAATACCAGATAAAGTAGGGTGCCAGCGCAAAAGCGTTGATTTGATGCTTCCGCGAATGTCCGCGTTGTAACGATGCTGCGGAAGCAACGCGGCATTGCCGCATGTCGGCTTCCCGCCCTTTATGACGTTCGGCGGTAGGATGACCTGCGGTATGTCTGGCACTGTCCAGGGGGCCCAACTGTGCCTGTTTTGATGCGCGACAGAGGTGGTCTGCTAATGCGACCATTCCAGCGCAGCGAATCCCTGCCACTTTTTGAAACCATGAATCCGTGAACCGGGCCGGGCATGGCGCTGCGGTCGAGGCGTCTGGCGCTTCCCGCGGGGCTTTGCCCGGCCCGGCTATCACCTGCAGGACCGTGCCTGATCACGCAGTACGGCGTAATCGCTCATCATTCGCATCAGCACCGCGCCTTCGGGCATGGCCTCGACCTCGGCCGCCGCGCGGGTTTGCTCGGCGGTGCTGTAGACCACCACGGGCGGGCAGGGGGCGCTGTCAGAACTTGCCGTCGCGCAGCCGCTCAGCCAGAGCATCGCGATCATGAGGGCGGCGGCTGGCGGCATCGAGCATCCTTTGACGCGCATCATTGGTCCTTTCTAGATTTTCGAGGCGTTCGTTGGCGCGCCCGGCCTTCTCGCCGCTGCGCCGCGCGCCGAGGATGAACAGGATGGCGGCGGCGGCGATGGCCAGCCAGGACTTGAAGCGGGCCAGCATCACGAGGCCCGCCTGATCAGCCGGAACAGCACCCAGGCCCCGGCCATGACGATCAGCGCTGCCAGCGCGAAGGAGACCGGCCCGTCGCCCTGCAGCGTCCCGGTCAGCCCGGCAAGCGCGCCGCCCGCCGCTGTCAGTACTTCCGGCGTGACCAGCTTTTCGACCAGGGGCGGGACTGCGGCCTCGACCGTGCGCGACGAGACAAAACTGCCTTTCGACCACAGGCCGATCTCGGCCGCGCGGCGGTTGACCAGCCCGGTCATCTTCTTGCCGTCATTATAGACCCATCGCGCAAGCTGATCGGGCACGGCATCATGATCGCCGGCATTCAGCTTTCTGAGCAGGGTGGAACCAGCGAACTGCCCCTCGCCGATGTTGAAGACGAAGCTGGTCAGCGCCGCCCTTTGCCCATCGGTGAGCGGCACCTTGACCAGCCGGCGCAGGATATCCTCGGCCTCGCCCAGATCGTGCTCCAGCGCGGCCTCGGCCTGCGCCTCGGTGATTTTCAGGCCCTTGTGGACTGTCATGAAGCTGTCCGAGATATGCCCGTAACCAATGGTCCAGGGGGTGCCGTCCTTGCTGCCCGGATCGGGATAGGCTTCCAGCCGCAAGCCCTCCCAGCGCTTGACGTGCTCGATGGTTTCTTTCGCCACAGACATGATGTTCTCCAAATGAAAAACCCCGCGCGCTGGCGGGGTGGGTGGATGGTCGGGTTGGGCGTCGGTCAGTCGCGGGCGGGTCCGCTGCGTTCCAGCAGGCGTTTGATGTCGGCGCGCATCTCGCGCAGCATCTCGTTCTGTTCCTTGCGGGTCTCGGAGATCGCCTTGCGGTCGGCCTCGAGCTGTCTTTCCAGCCGCGCTACCTCGCGCAGGGCGGTCTTGCTGCTGCCCTCAAGCCGCACGAGCCAGACGCCCAGCCCGGTTGCCGCCATGATCGCGCCCCACCATTCGCGGATCGTATCCATGAGGTTCTCTCCCATGGGTTCAGCCCGGCGCGCTGCAGGTCAGGTAATGGATGGCAATGCGCACCGCGCCGCCGGCAAAGCTGCCGCCATTGGCGGTCAGCCGGATCGGCGTGTCGGCATAGAAGGCGGTGGGTCCGATGACGCCGATATTGTTGCTGCCCACGGCCACGCCGAGCGAGCCGCCGAACTTCGAGGGCTCACCCGCAATGCCGCAGTCGAAGGAGCTGGCGCCCAACACCGCGGTCACGGTCCGTGCAGATACGCCCAGCACGATGGCGCGGTTGGGGATCACGATGGTACTGTTGACCGAGGCGCCGGAAAGCCCAGCGATGGTTTCTTCCAGCACGGCCATGCCGGTGGTGGCGCCATTCGCCTCCCGCGCCACGGCGACCGAGGCGGCTTGGGCGATGAAGCCCATGGCATCCACGACCGGCAGCCAGTTGTTGCCGGTCCAGACGATGGCCTGCGCCTCGTCCTCGATCCAGGCCATCCAGCCGGCGCTCGGCATGATGCGCATCCAGGCGCCGTCGATCCAATAGGCGATGCTGCCCGCCCAGCCTGCCCACGCACCTGTTGCGCCGCTGGCGGGGATATAGCGGTCGCCTTCGGCCGGGCAGGCGGGCGGGTCCGTCAGGTCGCGATCGAGGATCGCCAGCTGGACGATGCCGTCGAGCATACGCAGGGCCTCGTTCATTGTGACGTGCTTTTGCGCCTGCGCGGCCATGATGAAAGGCAGCGCCAGATGCGCTGTTGTGTCAGACATTGCGGTCTCCTGCTTAGAACCAGAGGGCGGTGATGGCGGCTGCGCCCGCCCCATAGGCCTGCCCGATCTGGGCAATGCGGATGGTGAGCGATGCGCCGGGGCCGAGCGGCGCGCCCCAATCGGCGATCTGCTGGGCGGCGGTGTAGAGCGCGTTGCTGGTGGCAACGTGTAAGGATCTCTTGACAGTTGCCCCGTCGAGGATCTCGACCTGCCACGCCTCGCGGGCCTCGCTCATCGGCACCTCGGCGGCGTTCCAGCTATCGGCGGCGAGCGAACGGTCGCGACGGATCCAGCTTATGGTCAGATCGCCGGGGCTGCGCGCCCGCCGCCAGGGCTGCTCGACATGCACGGGTGAGAACGGGCGCAGGCCCTTCCCACGCGGGGTGAAGGTCGCGGCCAGATAGCTGTCATCGCTGACCGGCCGCGAGGCCGGCCCGACGCGCCAATTCCACGGCAGGCCGATGTCGGCCTCGCTGATCGGCAGCGGATTGACTGCCGTGTCCAGCACCACCACCCGCGCGCCCTCGGGCACCATGGCGGCCATGTCGACATCCGTGCCGCGCTGGCCGCGCAGCAGGCGCGACAGCCGATAGCGGCCGGGCGCGATCAGTTCGGCCTCGGCGAATTGCAGAACCTCCCAGGCCCCGGAGGGCTGCTCGACCGCGATGCTGTTCTCGCCCCTGAACAGCCGCAGGTCGGTCACGCTTTCCAGCGTGCCGGTCAGCAGATCGACATAGACCACGTTGCCGTAATCGAAGCGCGAGCCGGGGCCGGCATGGAGATCGGCCACCAGAACGCCCATGCGTGCCCGGGCGCTGAATGTGGTCAGCAGGTCGAAGCCATCCAGATCGGGGCTGCGGAACACCGCCATCTGGCCGGGCCACGGTCTGGCATGGGCGGCGATCAATGGGTGATGCGCGACATGATCCTCGGTCAGTTGCGGCAGATCGAGGATCACCGCCAGCGGTGCTCCGAACACCACCGGCTGCGTCAGCGATGCCGGACGCGGACTGCCGGGCGGCAGGTCATAAGCGTCCCGGTCCTGGCGGATCGCCTCGATGCCGCGCGCCTCGGCATCCGAGGTCGAGAATATCCGCAGTTCCGCGCGCCTTCCATCGTGGTCAAGCGCGATCACGTCGCCCGGATCCAGCGCCAGCCGGGATGGCGGCAGGCGAAAACTCGCACTCTCGCGGCCGATCCAGGCTTCCATCAGCGCCCGGCGGCAGCGCCGGTCCGCTTCCTCGGGCGGCACCGCGACCGGGAAGCTGTCGGAGGCGACGCGCGTGGCGTCCACGGTGATGCGGCGGGATTCGACGGTGATCGCGTCATAATCCTCGTCTGCGCGCGCGACCTGCCATTTCAGGGCTTGTGGCAGCTCGGTCTCCTGGCCGCGTGTCAGCTCCATCACGTCGCCCTGGCGGGCTGAGACCATCGCATCGGGCGCGATCACCGCCACCGGGGCGCTGCCGCGCATCACGAACCTGATCCGGCCCTCGCTCTCGACCGCGTCGAAGCCGAAATGCCGCGCCAGCATGGTGATCGAGGTCCGGGGCGATTCCAGCGCAGAAATGACATAACCATCGACCGCGCCGGTCAGCGCGGAGGTGTCGATCCACGCCTCGGGCAGCCCGGCGCGCAGGCACAGATGCCGCACCAGCGCCGCCAGCGACACCGCGCCCAGCCGCCCGGTCAGCCAGTGCCCGAGGCGCCAGTTCTCGCCATCGGCCCAGATATCCGAGAGCTCGGGGAAGAACGGATAGGGCCGCGCATCCCAGGTCCAGGCCGCGCTGCCCGCGATATCGACCATGCGTCCGCCATATTCGGAGGAGACCGGGTTGTTCGCAGGCGTGCCCCACCAGGAATAGGTCGCCTCGAGATAGGCCCGCTGGATGGCGTCGTCGCGCCAGCCGCGCGAGAAGTAGGGCAGGAAGGATTCCGAGGATTTCGGGTCATGAAACACGTTCGGCTGGTTGGTGCCGCGATCCACGGCCGGGCAGCCAAGTTCGGTGAACCAGATCGGCTTCGATTGCGGGATCCATGCGGTCGGCGATCCGGACTCGACCCCACCGGGCCGGTCGAAATGGGGGTTCGACCACCAGCCGTGAAGATCCTTGGTGCGAAACACCCACGGCTTGCCGACACCATCGGTGATCGGCGTGCGGTTCTGGGCGATCCGATCACCCTCGCTGGCATAGAACCAGTCGAACCCCTCGCCACCGGTGATGTTGCTCTGCAGATAAGCCCGATCACGGATCGACGGCCAGACCTGCGCGTCGACATGATCCCAGCCGTCGCGCCAGTCCGAGAGCGGCATATAATTGTCGATGCCGATGAAATCGACATTGGCATCTGCCCAGAGCGGGTCGAGGTGAAAGAACACGTCACCCGAGCCATCGCCCGGGTGGTGCCCGAAATATTCCGACCAGTCGGCGGCATAGCTGATCTTTGTGTCTGGCCCGAGGATCGCGCGGACGGCAGCGGCGAGATCGCGCAACGCCTGCACGGCCGGATAGCTCGCTGCCCCCGACCTGATCTGCGTCAGCCCGCGCATTTCCGATCCGATCAGGAAGGCATCGACGCCGCCCGCCGTCGCGCAGAGATGGGCGTAATGCAGGATCATGCGCCGAAACCCCCAATCCACGCCGCCGGTCCATGACACAACGTCGCCGGCTACCGAGAAATCCGAGGGTTGCGCTGCGCCGAAGAAGGCTGTGACCTGTTCAGCGGCGGTGGCGGTCTTGTCCACGGTTCCGGCGAAACCTGCCGCAGGCACGCAGGTGATCCGCCCGCGCCATGGCAGCACCGGCTGGCCGATGCTCGCGGCGTTGTCGCTGTATGGATCGGGCAGGCTGTTGCCGGCCGGGATATCCATCATCACGAACGGATAGAAAGTCACTTTCAGCCCGCGCGCCCTCATCTCGCGGATCGCCTGCACCACCGAGAAATCCGCCGGCGTGCCGCCATAGACCGGGCGGCCCTGATCGTCCTGGCTGACCACCTGCGCGTTGCTGCGATCAACGCCATTCACACTCCAGGCAGGCGAAGTGTTCTTCAGCGCCATCTCGACCTTGGGGCGGATGCTGCAATTGCCGGCGCGCAGATCGTCGCCGAACCACGAGACCACCAGAGACGCGCTTTTGACGGATGGCACCATCGCTTCCAGCCGGTCGAGCGAGACCAGCATGTCGGCGGTTCCGGCCATGGCGTTGACATTCTCGGCCGCGCTCACGCCGCCCTCGGCCTTGCGCACGATGCCGGTCGCATAGGCGAATTCGCCCGAGGCCGGGATGATGGTTACCGCCTCGACCAGACCCTCGGCAGTGTCGGCATCCGCCAGCGGTCGAAACACCTCGAAGGACAGCTGCGGCAGGCGGTTGCCGAAATCGCTGAGCGGCAGTTCCTCGAACACCACATAGGCGGTGCCGCGCCAGGCCGGCGTGTTCGCCGCCCCCATCTTCGCGGCGATGAACGGGTCGGCCCCCTGCGCCTCGTCGCCCGGATACCAGCGCAGGGTGATCGCCGAGGTATCGAGCGGCTTGCCATCGGCCCAGATGCGGCCGATGCCGGTGATGGGGCCTTCGCAGAGCGCCACCGCGAAGCTGGCGTAATAGCTGTATTCGGTACTGGTGACCTTCGGCCCGCCGCCCTTGCCGCCGCCCTGGCGGGTGGTGTTCACCTCCTCGCGGAAATCGGTCGCCCAGATGATGTTGCCGCCGATCCGCATGCGGCCATAAAGCCGCGGGATCACCACGCCCTCGGTTGCCGAGGTGACGCGCAGGCTGTCCATGCGCGCGCCCTCGATGCGCTGGCCGGGCATCATGGACGAGACGATCCAGCTGTCGACCATCGAGCCGATGCCGGAGCCGATCATGCCGCCGATGGCCGCGCCCGAAAGCCCGAGAATGGTGCCGCCAAAGCCGCCGCCGATGGCGGTGCCGACGGCGCCGAGAAGGATGGTTGCCATGAATCAGGCCTTCTTCTTGCGCGAGGTGGGAACCGGGCGCGGGAACAGGAAAGCGAAGGCGATGCGCCGCCGCCATGCGATGGTGAGCGGCTCCTCGATCACCCCGAGCCGCTCATAGGAATGGATGAAGCTGTCAGGCCCGGTGAGAATCCCGACATGCTTGACGATGGTGCCCGCGCGCATGCGAAACAGCACCACCGCGCCGGCGCCGGCCGTTGCGGGGTCGATGCGGATCATCACCCGCGCCGCGCTGTCGGCCAGAACCTCGCGGCTGCCGATCTCGCCCCAATCCCGGCTGTATGGCGGCACGCGGAGCGTCTCGGCCCCGACCACCTCGCGCCAGACGCCGCGCGCCAGCCCGAGGCAGTCGCAGCCGACGCCCTGGACGCTGGCCTGTTCGTGATAGGGCGTGCCGAGCCAGCCGCGCGCGGCCGCCACGACCCTATTCGGATCGGCTGGCGTCACAGCACCGCCCCCTCATGGCCGCCATCGGCTTGGGCGTATCGAACCACAGTGTCTTGCCCCGGAATGTGCGGGAAGCCACGGAAGTTGAGGATGTTCGAGAACTTGGCCGTACAGGTCTCGGCGCGTTTGTCGCAGCCCGCGCGGATGGTGAATGTATCGCCGCTGGTGATCACCCGCACCGGCGCCTCCAGCAGGGTGATGGTGACCAGCCCGGACGCGACCTCGTGCAGCATGATCTCGTCGCGGCGACCGAAATTGCCTCCGGACGTCCATTCCAGCACCCCAAAGGCAAACCAGCCATTGGCGAAGCCACTGATCCCAGAGGCGGTGAAGGCGCGGTCCCGGATCGGATCAACCACGGTTCCGATGCCCTTGAACGCGCCCGCATCCAGATCGACGCGGCACCGCCCGTCCCCGAGCGCCGCATCGCAGGTGCCCTGAAATACCCGGCCTACGGTCTGGCCCAGCACATGCGCCATGCTGCGCACCTCGGCCACGAAGGACAGCCGCCCGCGCCGCAACTCGCCGATGGCGCCACGCCGGATCAGCACCCGTTGGCCGGGGGCGGCCCAGTTCACCCGCCAGACCTCGACCAGCGCATTGTCCCAGCGCCCGTCCAGAATATCGGCCTCGGTGATCCGGTCCGAGGTGAGCGCCCCCTCGGCATCCTGCGAATCCACCGACAGGTCCGAGCCAGATCGGATTTCCGAGGCCGACAGCCCGCTTTCCGGCTCATAACCCGTGCCGCCGAAGGCAAGCGGGCAATCATGATCGGTAAAGCCGAAACGCACGCCATCGGCGCGGGTGATCTTCCAGCACCAGGCCAGCGTGGTGGTGCCATCGTCCAGATGCACCTGCAGGGCAGGGGAGAGGGATTTCATCGGCGGATTTCCACGAGCGGGATGGAGGTGATCGAGCCGAGCCGCTCGATATCGAGGGTGACGTCCAGCGCATCGCTGTCGAAGCGAACCGGCACGTCGAACTCGAAGCCGGCGCGCACGGCCACGCCGTTGCCGGGCGCTGTGGCGAAACTGACGGTTCCGGTCGCCGGATCGACGGTCCAGCCTGATGGCTGGCTAACGCCGCCCAGCGCGATGCTGATTGTGCCCGCCACCGGCTTGGTGATGGTGCGGACCCATGTCTGCGCCCCGGAAGCGTATCGCTTCACCAGCTGGAACGCGGTCGCGGTGCCGTCCCCGGTCCCGATCAGCTGGTCGGCAGCATTCGGCGCCTCGCTTGGCTTGCAGGATTTATGATCGCCCCAGTCCTTGAAGCGAAACCCGTGCAGCCGCCCGTTGCGGGCCTCGAAGAAGGCCACCACAGCGTCGAGATCGTCGGCGCGGCGGATGCCATAGGAGACGTCATAGCGGCGGCGCGAGTTGGCCCAGCTGGCGTTGCGCTCCTCGTCGCCGGAGGCCAGTTCCACGATCTGGGTGCGTCGTTCCGGCCCGCCACGCGCGCCGCGGCTGATATTGTCCGGGAACCGGACATCGTGAAACGCCATAAGCGCCTCCTTAGATAAAGCAATGATATTGCAGTGATTTGCCTACACTCCGGGCGATTGCAGAGCGATGGTGATGACAAGGAAAGCGACATCGGCTCATCAGGGAGACCACGCCATGACCAGCGCCACCGACACCCTTCCCGACATGATCGAGGTCAACGGGGAACGCTTCTTCAAGACCTGCTACACCAACGTTTCGCTGGCGAACCATCAGTGGGGCGAGGGGGTCGAGATGCGGGAATACTGGCGCGAGGGTAAAGACGATTGCCGCCTGCAGGTGCGCACCGCCAACGACTATTACATCGACTGAGCCGCGCCGGCTCCGGCTCCGCCCCGCCCGATGGCGGGGTTGAGGTCGTAGAAGCGGCGGGGCTTATCCCCGCGCCCACAGCGAGGGAACGAACATGCACATTCACGAAACGCGCTATATGAACATCGCCGACCGCCCGGCCACCGTGGTGCTGGTGGAAAGTGTCGCGGACGATGTTGCTGCCTATGCATTCAGCGGCCGGGTTTCCGGCCACCACGCCGCGCATCACGGCTACAAGCTGACCGAACGGGAAGCGCGGCGTCTGGGGCTCGCCATTCCGGCCGGCAAGTACTATCGCCGCTGAGAGGGCGTATGCCCGGCCCGAAAGGTCGGGGCTTCTCACATCCCCCTCCTTCCCATCGCGACGGCCCGCGCGATATCTGCCGAAATCTGCGCCCGCGACTGCCGGAAGCTTTCGGCATCGCGGGCATTGATGTTGACGGTGACGCTGCCTCCGGATCCGGCCGCTTCGCGGCGCGAGAGCACCCGCTCGCCGCGCTGCAGGATCGCCGGCACCTCGTCCGAGCGCAGCCCGGCCCAGCCGCCGGAGTGCATGCGCGGGGCATCGGCAAAGGCCATGGCCGGGACCATGCGGCCGGCGCCGGCCGCGCCGACCATGCCGCCCGAATGTAGGACGTTGGCCAGCACACCGCCGCCGATACCGCCCAGCGCCCCGGAGAGCACATTCGCAAGCGGCCCGAGCAGGAACCGGCGCGCGCCCAGCTTCGCCATATCGGCCAGTATCGAGGTCACGAGATCGCGGAAGTTCATCTTGCCGGTCTTGACGAAATCGCCGACCGCATTCTCGGCGCTCTGGAAGGCTCCGACCAGCGCGTTGCCGATATCGCCACCAATGCTGCGGGCCTTTTCCGCATAGTCGGAGAGCGAGGCGGTGACCGCATCCCAGCCCTGTTTCGCCTGTTCCGCGCCGTTTGCAGTGTCTTCGCCGGCTTTCCTGCCAGCTGCACCGGCCCGGCCCGCAGCGCCACCGGCGCGATCCATGGCACCGGCAACCCGGTCGGCCGCGCCAGCGGCATCGTCCAGCGCGTTCGCGCCATCCTCGCCCGAGGCGGTGACGGCATCCTTCAGCGCCTGCCAGCTTTCCAGCGGCGCAACTGCCGCCGCGCCCAGCGCCTGTGCAGCGTCGAGATGGGCGGAGGCAGCCGCGGCCGCTTGATCGGCAAGATCACCGAACAGGTCGGGCGCCTCGATATAGGTTCGGTCCCATGCCGCGCTGAACGCCTCAGCGGCGGCGCTGCCCGCCTCGGATGTGGATCCCTCGAACGGATTGTCGATGCGGCCGATGCTGAACGGGTCCAGAAGGCCGATCTGTGCGCCTCCTTCGCCGACAGCCCATTCCGGCAGCATGGCGAGGGCGGCGTTGATGCCGGAGATGAAATTGTTGATGCGGGTGACGACGCCGTTCAGCATCGCCTCGACGCCTGCGATCAGCCCGTTGGCGGCCTTGAACGCCAGATCACCGATGGCATCGGGCAGCAGACCCCAGATCGCCTTGATCGCCTCAAACCCGCCGTGCCAGACCGCGACATATCGGTCCACGGCGGTGACTGCCCCGGTCACGATGAGGTCCAGGACCGTGAACACATAGGCCCGATACCCATCCCAAGCCGCGTTGAGTCGCGCGAAGGCTGCCTGAAACGCCAGGACAATGCGCTGGCCGACCTCTCGGGCCACGCCACCCAGCAGCTTGAACGCCGTGCCGATGCCGCCGACCGATTTGACCAGCGAGGAAAACTGGTAGATCAGCTCGCCCGCCGCGACGATCAGCGCGCCGATGCCGGTGCGGATCAGCGCCCCCCGCAGCACGGTCAGCGCCGTGGACAGCGAGAAGGTCGCGACACGGGCGGCGACAAAAGCCGCCACCCAGCGCCCGGCCATGAAGCCGGCGAAGGCAATCGCGACCGAGGCGAGGCGTTCGATATTGTCCGCGACAAGGATCAGCACAGAGGCGACGGTGGAGGAGGCACCCAGAAGCTGATCCCAGCTGCCAACCAGTTGCAGCGCCGCATTGCCGATCAGCGTGAACGCGTCGCCGATGGTGGCCGGCATGGAGTCCGCTTCCTCGCGCAGCAGCTCCAGATTGCCGACCAGCGCGGTGCGGATCACCTCGCCGGTGATCGCGCCCTGCGTTCCCATCACCCGCAGGCCGGAAACTGTGGTGCCGAGTTCCGCAGCCAGCAGTTCGGCCACCCGGCCGCCGGTCTGGATCACCGTGTTCAGGTTATCGCCAGACAGGCTGCCCAGCGCCATCGCCTTCGAGAGCGCGTTCTGGACCGAGGCCGCCCGCTCGGCCTTTGCGCCCGAGACCACCATGGCGTTGTTCAGCGCCTCGGTGAAATCGAGGCTCTCGGCGGTGGAAAGTCCGAGTTCGCGCAGGGCGGTGGCGTTCGAGAGCCAGCTTTCGGTCGTCTGCTCGATTCCCGAATAGGTGCGCCGCGCCATCTGCGCGAGCCGGTCCATGACGGCGGCGCCCTTCTCCTGCGACCCGGTCGCCAGATCGACCCGCGAGCGCAGATCGGTCCAGGTATCGGCATATTGCGCGACCTGGCGGATGCTGAGCGCGCCAGCCGCGATACCGGCGAGGCGGCGCAACATGACGCCGGCCGTGTCCACCTCCTTCGACAGCTTCTGGAAGCTGGCGGCGCCAGCATTGCCGACGCCCTCCAGTTCCGCCCGGACCTGCCGGCCGTTCTCGGCCACCAGCCGGACGGATACTTTTTTCTCAGCCATCCTGGCGGCCTTCCTCGATCTTCTGGTTGGTCTGGCGGATCATTTCCGCCTCGATCACCGGCAGCAGTTCCACGACCGCCAGCGGTGCAATGCCAAGGGCGCGGCCCATTTCCAGCGCCGTGCCCATGTCCCAGCCCAGCACCGCGCCGGGGATCGCCCGGACCTGCCCGCTCAGCCTCCCGGCCAGATCCCAGACCTGCCAGCCCTCTTGCGTTTCGGGACTGTTCAGCCGGGCAGGGCAGTCGGGGCAGTGTCCGGGGCAGGCTGCGCAATATCGCTCGCCCCCGCCGAAATGCCATTCGGCGAGGGCGCGGAGCCGTTTTTTTCCGCATCCAGCACCAGATAGGGGCCCAGAACCTTTTCCTGGAATGCCTCGAACACCGGCCAGATGTTCAAGAGCGCGTCGATGCCTTCGGGCGTCACCGGAAGGTCGATGCCCTCGGCGTCGCCGACGCCCGACCATTCGGTAATCACCATTCTGGCGACGGCCTGCGCCATGGCCACGGCCAGCACTTCCTTCGGCGCATCCGCGTCGAGGGTATCGAGGGAGACGTCGGAGCGCGCGGCGGCCATGATGGATGTGGTGATCGGGGCGACCCGGATCATCAGGCCGGGCAGGAGGTCGATCCAGCGCGGCTCGGTGGTGAGGTTCAGACGGATCATGGTTCAATATTCCTCGGTATTGTTGACAAGGGTGATGGTCGCCATGCGCGCCGGGCTGGACCCGCGCGCGGCCTGCCAATCGAAACTGGCCTGCACGCCCTGCGGCCCGCTGATCTCGACGCGGGGGCGGGGCAGATAGACGGCATGGGCGGTGACGGTCAGGCTTTCGCCACTGGTCAGGGTGTATGCGAACTCCAATTCGCACGGCCCGCCGGCGATGGCCTGGTTCATCAGCACCATATCGGCGAAGCGGACCTCGATCTGGCCGGTCAGCGCGGCGATGGACGGATCCGCACCGTCGATCATGCCGTCGGCACGAATGGTCTCGATCCGGTCGAGGTTGTTGGCATAGGTGATCTGCGCCGAGATCACATTGCCCAGCGCCGCGCCATTGCGCGTGATGGTGCCGTTGAAGTGCCCGAAGCGCGTCAGGTCGATGTCCGCCAGCGTGCCGGCCTGCGAGGCGGTGGCGACGGTCTCTCCCTGCGCCACCAGTTGCGCGCTGGCGGTCAGCAGCCCGGATCGCTGCATGGTCCAGCTGAGTTGGTTGACCATGACGCCGGTATACATGGCGAAGCGCGGCACCTCGGGCATGCCGATCTCGATCGACAGGGACGGCAGCGTCCAGTTGCCGGAGCGGAACTCATGGGTATAGGGGCCGGGCGCGGTGCCGGTGGTGACCGGCGCCCCGAACGCCGCCTTCAGCCAGAAGCCGAACGCCTCGGCGTCGATCGGCACGGTCAGATCGCCATCCGCGGTGATCGCGTCCTTGACCGGGGCCAGCGGGTCCCGGCCATATCCCAGCAGCTCCGAGCCGAGCAGCGGTTGTTCGGCGCTGAGCGTCGAGGATGCGAAGGGCAGGCGGGTGAAGCCGCTGACGGGGGCGGTGCCATAAACAGTCTCGAACGCAGCCGCGAGTTGCGACCGCGCACCTTGGGCGCGTGCCATGGAAGGTTCCTTTCTATGGAAGCGATCCCGTGCCGGGACCGGGTCAGTGCAATGGCGGTTTGACCAGCGCGGCCAGCCTGGTGAGGCCCTTGGCGGTCACCCGCACCTGCTCGGTGACCTTTTCCGAGCCATCGGCGCGCAAAACCGTGGTGATCCTGTGGCAGATGCGAGATCATGGTGCTCACTTCTTTCTCCTGATATTCGATGCGGGCCGGGGATTCGGCCTGAATCAGACAGGCACATCCGCCCAACCGGCGGCGCGGACCGGCGCCGGAACGCCGGAATGGCCGCCGGTCGCGCTTTGTTCGCATCTCAACCCAGCGGATCGTTGCTGGTGTAATGCAGGTTGAGGATCAGCACCGCCGCCCTGATGGACGGGGCGCCCTCGACCGCCAGATCGGCAGGTTCGGGCGCGTCGGTCTCGATCCAGTCGCAAAGCCCGCCCAGCGTCCGGTCGGCGGCGATCACGTGCCCGACCCGTTCAGCCAGCGCGTCAAACGTCAGCTCCAGACCGGAGGATCCGCGAATGAAGACCTCGACCTCGGCCCGGTGCTGCCAGTGATAGCGCAGCGGCGACAGCGTCACCTCCGCCTCGCCCGGCGTGCCGTCGCGCAGGATCAGCAGCCCGGCGGCGGGGATGCGCTCGGGCAGGGCCTCATTGCGCTGGACGATGGTGCCGCCGCCGATGCCCTGCAGGAGGGTGAACAGGGCCGACAGGACTTCTTCGCGTTTCGTGGTCATATGCGTTCCCAGCGAGAGACGATTGCGCCCGGCAGGGCATTGAGGGCGGCGCGTGACGGGCGTTCAAGATCCAGCCGCTTCTTCAGCCTGACCTGCGGCACCAGCAGGAAGATCGGCACCGAGGCGAGGCCGCGCCCCGTCTTTGACCGGGACACGGCCGCCCGACCGTGCTTCGTCAGCCGCGCCTCAGCGATCAGCAGGCTGGGGCCGGTGCGTCGATAGACGAAGATCAGCCGCAGCCCGGTGCGCGCTTCCCATTCGCCCGGCGTCGGGCGCTTGCCGCTGCGGCTTTTTCCGGCCGCCTCAAGCGGGATGGCCAGCCAGAACCCGTCCTTTGAGCGGATCAGCGGCCCGGTGTCATGGGCGTTCACGATCACCGGGGCGCGGGTCCAGACCATCGACGCGGCATTCATGCTGTGCCGCCCCTTGGGCCAGGTCTCCGAGCGGATGGTGCGGGCCAGCCGCTGGCCGAGGCCCGCGCTGGTGATCTGCCCCCGCCATGCGGCCTTGAGCGCGATCCCGGCATCGCGGATCCCGAAATGCACCGCCTTCTCGCCGGCCTTGACCTCATCGGCCATCAGCCTGGCGATATTGGTGATGTCCGCGCGCAGCTTCATACGGGCCTCAGATCGAGGGTCACGACCAGCCGTTCGCGGTCGCGGATCGGCTCGCCCTGCACCTCGAAGGTCTCGACGCCGATCACGATGCGGTCGCCGGGCTGGATCGACGGGGTTTCGGCCGCCATCACGTCGATGCGCACGGTTTCCGACCACACCCGCGCGCCGCCATAGCTGGTCAACTCGTCGGGGGCCTTTCGGATGGCGCGAATGGTGCTGCCGGGCGGAACCCCGCTCGGCAGCCATGTCGCGTCCACCGCCATGTTCGGGTCCGCGAAGATCCGGGTCGCAGCGGCGGCAAAGGCGCTCATCAGACGGCCGCCCCGTTCAGACGGACGCGGCCGGTGGTTTCCCCGGCGCCGCCGCCGACCGCGAGCACCGCAATGCCGATCAGCGTGTTGGAGCCGACCGTGGTCGTGCAGGCCTTGGCGGTGTTGTCCCAATAGACCTTCGCGCCGACAGTCCACGCCTGGGACGCGGTCTTCGGCAGATCATAGACGCCGGTGAGATTGATCACGCCTTCCGCGCCATTGGCGATGGGGCCGGTGGCAACGCCGAAGATCGAGCCGATCAGAACGCCTGCGCCCGAGGCGATATCCGCCTCGGCGGTGATGGTGAGCGTGTTGCCTGTTGCGATGAAGTTTTTCATGGGCTTTCTCCAGATGAGGGAAAGAAGCGAATGCGGGCCGATCACCGGTCCGCGCCGGTCAGGATCAGACCGGGGCCGGCAGCATCACGCGATGCCGGGATTCTTGTAGAGACCGCGCCAGTCGATGGCCTTGGCGCCGAAATCGTGACGGGCCTTGAACTCGATGCCATCGACCTCGAAGCCGACGCGATGCTCGGTATAGAGACCCTCCTGACCCGCCAGATAGGCGTATTCCACCGCGCCGAAGGCGGGATCGGTGGCGGCGAACCACGGATCGGGACCGGCGGTATTCACCAGCCGGATTTCCTCGACCACCGAGAAGCGGTTCGAATAGGGGTTCACCTCGGCCGTGCTGCCGGGCGTGGTTGCGGCCAGTTGCTTGTGGATTTCGACCATCCGCTTTCCGGGCGGAACGATGATGTTGCGCGGCAGAACCGTGATCGCCCGACCGTCTAGGTCCTTTTGCACCGCGAAGGCGCGCAGCATCGCGGTCAGGGACTCCTCGGTGATCGCCGCCGCCGTGCCGAGGTTGCCGTGATTGGCATGAAACAGCGCGGTGCCGTCGCCCATGGCGGGGTTCGACAGCAGGATCGAATAGAGGATATCCGATTCAAGGTTCGCGGCCGAGGCACCGAAGGACTGGACCACCCGGTCAAAGGCGCGCAGGTCATCGTTGATCAGCATCTGCCGGCTGAAGCCGATAATGCGGCCATAGGTGGCGATCGCATAGCTTTCCTTGCCCTCGGTCGCGGTGCCATAGGTGAACTCGCCGCCTTCGGGCACCTTGACCAGATCGGGGGCGTTGCCAATCTGCAGGCGGTCAACGGGCCGGAAATCCCGCACCGTCACCCGCGTGGACCATGCCCCGAAGGTGCGCGGGGTGGCGTCATAGGCGGCGCGCAGCGTCCGGTTGACCACGCTGCTGAGGATCGCCGGGAAGTCTCCGGTGCTGTGGTAGCCCGCCGAGCGCATGCCCATGGCGAAACCCGCGATCTCCATATCGGGCATGGCGGAGGTGTTGACGCCGGCGCGCTCGACGGCATGGCGGGCCAGGTCCATCAGGCTGCGGAACGCGAACTCCCGCGATTGCGGCGATACTGCATGCAGCGAAGGTGCCGCTCGGTGCATGATCGCATCGGCAACGGCATCGCGATAGGCGGCATCGCCGGTGCCGCGGGCCTGTGCCGGGGCCAGCTCAATCGTGCGGCCCAGCGGGTTTGCCTCGCCCAGCGCGTCGAGGACCGCCTCGCGGGCAGCATTGATCGAGACGCCGCGGGCGATCAGGTCGTTGGCAAGCTCAGCGCCCAGATCATGCCGGGCGCAGAGCGTCATGATGGTGCTGACCCGGCTGCGTTCTTCCGCGCGGATGCTTTCCGCGTCGGGCGCGGCCGGGGCGGCTTGCGGGATGGCAGGGGTTTGCGCGGGGGCAGGGGCGGCGCGGGTTTCATCGCCACCCGCCGCAATGGTGTCTTCAGGCATGTTTCGTCCTTTCGTGCTGGATTCTGCGGCGGGTGCCGCGGCAACGGCCCTACCGGTGATCGTGCAGGGATAGCGCCGGGCGTCACTCGGCCCGGTCCCGGCGCGCATGCCGGCACCGGGATCGGCGCCGATGGCGACGGCAGAGATTTCAAGCGGCTCCCAATCGACCGCGCGATAGAGGGCGCACGGACCGCCATCGGTGCGGTCGGCCTTCGCCACCCGCTCAAAGCGATGGACCCGGTATCCGACCGAGACATTGCGGATGATCCCGGCCTTGATGTCGCGCCAGATCGGCTCGACCTCATCGCGCTCTGACAGCCGGATGCGGGCGAACCCCTGGCCGTTCTCGATGCGGATCGAGCCATTCTCGACCACGCCGAGAATGTCGGTCAGGCGGTGGGACGCATGCGAGTTCAGGAACGGTGCGCCCGCGTTCAGACGGTCGAGCCGCATCGCGTTGGGCGACACCACCAGTTCCTCGTCAAACTCCTCATCCCGCGCCCAGGAATAGCGGCGCACCTGCGCGCCGGTGGTCCAGAGAACCTCGAATGTGCGCGAGGCGTCATCGACAGATTGCATTGTGCCGGCCCGCCCGATCACGGGCAGGTCGAGAATTTCCTCATTCTCCATGGTAGTCTCCGTCAGTTATCGCCGCTCGGCGGCGCGGTCGGATCTGTGGTCTGGACAAGGCCGGCCTTGCTGACCTTGCGCGGGTCGCTGTCGAAGATGAGGCCGGCAGCGTCGATCCTGGCCGCAAAATCGGCCCATTCGGCGAGGGTCTCGGCCGGGTCATAGCCCCGGCGCGCGATCTGTTGCGGCAGGGTCGAGAAGCCGGCGCGAACCTCCAGCAGATCGGCCTGCACATCCTGCAGCGGGTTGACGCTTTCGAACTTCGGCGGTCCCCATTCGGCGAGGATCTCCGCGTCGAGCGGCAGCAGGCCCTGCGACTGTGCCTCCTTGATGAACCAGCGCCAGATCGGCTCGCAGAACATCGGGATCACGGTCTGCCACTGGATCTGCTCGACCATGCGGCGGAATTCGTTCAGGCCGGCGCGGGTGGAGGAAAAGTTGGCCTGCGACAGATCGCCGGTCATCATCGCATAGGGCACCCGGAACCCCGCAGCGATTATGTGAAGCTGGGTCCGGTGCCATTCATAGACGCCGGCTGTCGAGGCAGGCTGGTTGAACTTGATGTCCTTGCCGCCGCGGGCATAGGCGATCAGGCCCGGCTCGAACTGCTCGACCCGGTTGCCCATCCCGTCCTCGATCACCGGGGCGATGGATTGCTGATCCTCATCGGCACCGAAGACGATGCCGACCAAGCAGGCTTCGGTCTTCTTGCGCACCAGCTCGGCGGTCTGCCAGTCATCCACGTCGCGGATCGCCCGCATGGCCGGGGTGCCCCATGGCACGCCCCGGCTTTGGACCCGCTGGCGTTCGAACAGATGCGCCACGTCCTGCGCCCTGAGGCGCACCGATTCCAGGCGATGGTTGACAATGGGGTCGTTGTGGCCGGGATGGTCCGGAAACATCCAGTAGGCGATGCGCCGGCCGTCCCGGTCAGTCTCGATCCCCTGGCTGATCCGGGTTCCATCGGCGCGGTTGTCGAAGCGTGCGCTGTCGAGGTGATCGGCCTCGCGCAGTTCGATGCGCAGACGCAGATCACGCGTGTGCGCGCCACGACGATAGCGGGCCACGGCGAAGACCTCGCCGCCCTCGATCATCTCGCGCACGGCAAGGCAGAGAACCCCATGGAAATCCGTGTGCCCATGATCGTCGCAACGGGCGGCCCAGCCCCGCCACAGATCATCGACCTGTCTGTTCAGCGCCGGATCGGGGGTCGCGGCGCGGGGCCGGATGCCGGTGCCGACGATATTGTTGACCAGCACCTGCACCGCCTGCGCGGCGATGGGGTTGTTGCGCACCAGATCGCGCATGCGGTCGCGCAGCGTGGCCCCGGCCGCAGCGATTTCCGCATCCGCCGCCGTTCCACCGACTTTCCAGCCTGCCGTTCCACGCCCCCTTGAGGCGGCCTCATAGCCACGCCGCAGGTTTGAAATCGCCACCCGCGCGGCATAGCGCCGGGCGGCCGAGCGTGGCGAAACCACCGACAAGGCGGCATCCATCAACCCCCAGCGCACGTCCGGGGTGATCTCCTTCGGTCCTGCCATGGTCAGCCCCTACAGAAGCCGGCAAAGCCCGCCACCGGCAGCGGTCGCCCAGCGCCGGCCGACATCTCGCCCTCGATGGTGCGGATGCGGCTCAGCAGATCGGCGGCCGAGCCGTATTCAAGGGTCTTTCCGTCATAGCTGACGCGCAGGGTGCCCGAGGCATAGGCCCGGCGCAGCGCGTCAAGTTCAGTCTCGGTCCAGGCCATCAGAACCAGCTTCCTCTTTGTCTCTTGCCCAGCCAGCCCGACGGGCGGGGCGGCGGCGGTTTCAACGGTTGGCGATGCGGCTGCCCGGCCGGGCGCGCATCACGCGTGCCGGGCATGAGCTGCGCGCGCAGATCGTCCCATTTGGCGCCGTCCCAGCGATCCACGCCCATCAGCCAGGCGCAGGCGCGGGCATAGACCCGGCAGTCCAGCGCCTCGTTGCGGTCGCGGGTCTGCTGCCATTCCAGCTTCTGGAAGCCCTGGCGGGTCTTGATGGTCATCAACTGCTCGGCGGTCAGCTGCTTGGTCCATTCCGCCGTGGTCCCTTTCGGGATGTGGACGAAGCCGGCCGGCCAGCCGCTGCCGTCGGCGATGTCCTCGTCGGTGGGCGCGGCGAGGCGCAGCAGGCGATAGGTCTCGGATTTGAACACCGCGCCGGCGACCTTCCAGAGCCGCACCCCGCGGCGAAACTTGCGCCCGCCCTCGGTCACATCGACATAGCTCGGGCCGTCCACCGGGGTGGAGCGGTCAAAGCCGCCGACGCCCTTGATCGCAATTACCTGGCCGTGGCCCATCTTGCGGCACCAGCCATAGACCGCATCGGTGGTCGCGCCGTCGCCGGTGTCGATCGCCAGCCGCGCCAACGCCATGCGCGCGCCGCCGGCATGGGGCCAGGTCTCGGCCAGAAACCCGGTCAGATCGTCCCAGACCTCTTCTCGCGCCGTGTCGCCTTCCAGAACGATGTGATCGACCAGCCAGGACTCGAGGTTCTCGCCCCAGCCCCAGACGTCGATCTCGATGCGGTCGCGCTGCACGTCCGCGCCGGCGGTCAGGATCAGCGCGCCTTCCGGCACCTCGCCCAGATGCCAATCCTCGCGCCGCTCGTAGAGGCGCTGCCAGTCCGGGGCCTCGCCGCGTTCCTGCCAGGTCTCGCCCAGCACCGTGTTCTTCAGCGTCTTCAGCGCGGCCTCGTTACCGACCGCCTGCTCCCAATCCTGCGCGATCTTGGACCAGCTGAGCCAGCCCAGCGGCGAATAGAGGCCGCTGATGTGATATCCAACGATCCCCGCCGCCCGCGCCCGCTCCAGCATCTCCGGCTCGGCGGTGGGCAGCCATGTCGCGCCATTCGCCTCGTCCATCATCTCGGTCTTGTGGCGCTCGGCGATGGGCTCATCGCAGTGTTCGCAGACATAACGCGTGGTTTCCGGCCGGCCCGACTGCCAGCGCAGGCGTTCGAACTTCAGCCATTGCAGGGCGCCGCAATGCGGGCAGGGGACATGGTATCGCTGCTGATCCGACAGCTCGTATTCCCGCTCGATGCGCGAGAGGCCCTTCACGGTCGGGGTCGAGGCCAGAAACAGCTTGCTCCGATGCCCGAAGCTGATCGTGCGCGCCTCGGCCAGCGCGATGGGATCGCCCTCGCCATCGAGATCGCCCGGATAGGCGTCCACCTCGTCCAGAAACACCCAGCGCGCCGGCATCGAGCGCAGGCCCACGGCGCTGTTCGCGCCGGTCAGGATCAACTGCCCACCCGGAAACCGCTTGCCGAGGATAGTGTTGCCGCTGTCCTTCGACCGCGACGGCATCACCAGCGCCCGCAGTTCCGGGCTTTCCTCGATCAGCGGGTCGATGCGCTGCTGCGACAGGCGTTTTGCCAGATCGACGGTCGGCTGGACTGCCAGAAACGGCCCCGGCGCGCGGTGGATGCAGAAGCCGACCCAGTTGTTGCCGCCTTCGGTCGCGCCCACCTGCGCGGCCTTCTGGAATACCACCCGTCGCGCCGGGCTGGCCGGCGAAAGCGCATCCATGATCGCCCGCATGAAGGGCGTGCGGGCGGTGCGATAGGGCCCGGCCTCGCTTGCCGCGCGCGACGACAGGATCCGGTGCCGGTCGGCCCATTGGCTGACCGTCAGCGCCGGGTCCGGCGCCAGACCGGCCAGCCAGGCATTGCGGATATCCTCGGCGCCCTCGAAATCAGCCAGCGCCACGGATCATCTCCCGCCGGGCCTGCTGGATCGCACAGAGAAGGGGGCCGGCGCCTTCCTCGTCCGCGTCCCGTTGCTCGCGGGCCTTTCTCGCCCTGATCTGCATCATTGTCCTGTGGATCAGCAGGCTGAACGCCTGCCGGCGCCGCGCCTCGGCGCGCCATTCATCGTAAGTCAATCTTCACCTCCGCAAGATCGGCCAGGTGTTGGCGCAAATAACTGTCCAGAACCTGCTCCATCCGATGGGCATCGACGCCGAGATCGGCGGCCATGTTCGCGGCCACACGGGCCGGCCAGTTCTGCCAGGCGTCGCGTTCGCGCCGGGCCAGATCGAAGACCATGGTGGTGGTCCGCGCCCGGTCGACCAACTCGCCCTTCATCCTGGCGAGCTTGACCTTGGCGGTCTGCGCCTTCAGCACCTCATTGGCCATCCGCGCACGCAGGAACGACACCTCGCCGCCCGCGCCGGGATCGGGGTCGGCGCCGGCCTCGCGCAGGGTCTCGCCCACCGACTCGATGGCGGCGCGCGGCACCGGCCTGGTCGCGGCGCTGGCACGCGCGGTGCCGGCCGCCGTGGCGGTCCCCAGCGCCCGCGCATGCGCGCCGCGCTGCTTGGCCGGGTCGGTCTGCGCGTCCCATTGCCGGTCGGCCGTCACCGGATCGATGCTGCCATCCGGCTCGAGACTGATGCGCCCCGAGGAGATTGCCTTGCCCACCGCCGTGTGGCTGACGCCGCGATGCGCCGCATATTGACGGCGCGACATGCCCATTCCGCGTAACCCTTCCGGCTTGTGCCCAAGCATCTGGGCAGATTACATAAAGCAATGATATTGCTGCGATTATGCTACACTTCCGGCCTGTGGTGAGCGATTCTGATGGCACGAAAACGATGCAGTTCAGACGCCGGAGAGCCCCCCATGACCATGGCCATCACCACCATCAGGATCGACTATGCCAGCCTGCCCGCAGGCTTCGACCACAGCCGCAAGGATGCGGTTGCCGAAGCGATCGAGGCCCGGCTGCGCGACAGCGGCATCAAAGCAGATGCCTCGGATGTCATCTCGCATCTGAAGATCGAACTCCCGACCCGCGGACTCGCCGCAGCCACCACCGTTCTGGCCGATCTCGGCCTGATCTGAGCGAGATAAGGAGGCCTGCGCCATGACCATCACCCCCCGCAGCGAGAAGACTTGCCACAACCGGGAAGCGGCCATTGCCGCCTTCCTCGGCAAGAAGGCCGAGATCGACACCATGCTTGCCCGCCTCGCCGCTCTGAGCGACGATCATTTCAACGCCAGCCCCGACGTGGTGAACTGGGGTGATGTCGGCACGCTGGAGCATTATGCCAGCCTTCTGCGCCAGATCACCGACAGCGCTTTTGGCGAAGGGGAGCATGCGCGATGATCCCGCTTTCCGAAATCCAGAGCCTGATCCTCAGCCGCGCGGCCGCGCGCCCCGGCAATCTGGCGCTTCCCTTGCCCGACGGCCTGCGCGGTGGTGCCGCCGCCAAGGTGGTGGATGCCCTGCTTGCCAAGGGCCTCGTCGAGGAGGTCGAGGCCAATATCCGCCGCAGCGAACCGATCTGGCGCGAGACCGGCGATGGCCATGGCACCACGCTGCTTGCCACCGAGGCCGGGCTGGCCGCCGTCGGCATCGAGCCGCTGGTGGCGGGCGCCATCGCCGGGGCAAGGCGCGGGCGGATGGAGCGGGAAGCGGCCGCTGCGGTTGCTCCCGAGGCCCAAAGGCCCGCGACCACCCGCGCCGGTACCAAACAGGCGGCGTTGATCGCGCTGCTGCAGCGGCCCGAGGGCGCGAGTGTTGCAGAGGCGGCTGCCATGCTTTCGTGGCAACCTCACACCGTGCGTGGGGCCATTTCCGGGGCCCTGAAAAAGCGGCTCGAGCTGACCATTGCCGCAGAGAAAATCGACGGGCGCGGGACCGTTTACCGCATCGCCACGGAGGGCTGAGCCATGATTTCCTTCAATTGCCTGCCGGAGCACGAGACCTTGGGCGAATTCGCCCGGCGCGAATGCGTTGAGAGCATCGACATCCGGTTCTGCCGCAACGATGCGGAAGCGGGCGCCGATGAGGCATTCATCGCCACCTGCGCACCGGCGGAGGCCGAGTTCGCCACCATTTATGGCATCACCGATCTGGGCGAGGCCCGCGCCATCCATGATGTCGATCTCGACGCAGCAGGGGCCGATGAACTGGCAGCCGCCTGCCGGGCGCTGTTCGTGGCGATTTTTGCCGCGCGGCGCGATCCGCCTGACGCCGCCCAGCGCCATCAGGCGGAACAGGACGCCATCAGTGCCCTGAGCTCGCCCATGGACTGACACAGGCCATCGTCTGTCATATGGTCGCAAACCGGATGCGGGTCGGGGCAATGCGCCGATCCTCATCGCACTGCCTGTTGGCGGATCGCCTCGAACAGCCGCCGCAGGGCGAAGGAGCGGATCAGCGATACGCCGGTGAAGATCGCGCCGATGGCGAGATGCTGTGCCGGTGCGGCGTGAAACCCGAACAGCGGAAACACCAGCGCCTGCACTGCGACCGCGACCCAGAAGCCGACGGCAACGTTGGCGATAGCCTCGACCATCGACATCGCGCGCGACTGTTTCATGCCGCCAGCGCCTTGCGCGTCGCAGTCTCTGCCTCGAAGCTCGCGCCGGTCTCTGCATGGGTGGCGGTCTCGCCCGTCATCAGCTGCCAGCGCCGCACCGCGACGTCGCAATAGGCCGGGTCCAGTTCCATCCCGAAACAGATGCGCCCGAGGTTCGTCGCCGCGATCAGTTGCGACCCGGAGCCGGTGAACGGCTCATAGAGCAGATCGCCCGGATCGCTCCAGGCGGCGATCATCTCCTCGGCAAGCCTGACCGGGAACACCGCCGGATGCGCGCCGCCGGCAATAGCGCCCTTGTGGCGCATCACCCGGATCACGCTGTCGGGGATGCGGTGGCTTTGGATCGCGTTGCCGGCGCCGTGCTTGGCGCTCACCGTGCCATCGGCCGCGCGCAACCCGCCGCCGCCCAGCACCTCGCCGGCATGCTTGCTCTCCACCGTCTTGTTCGGCCGCCGTGGCACCCGATTGAAATGGAAGACGAACTCATGCGCCGGGGCATAGCGCCCGTTCCAGTCGCCGGGCAGGCCGGGCCCCTGATCCCAGACATACCAGCCGAAGCGGCGCCAGCCCTGCGTCCGCATCCACTGGATCCATGCGTCCCAATATGGAATCCATTCGCTGTCGCGATGCACCAGCCCGAGATTGACCAGCAGCTGCGCATCCTCGCTCACCGGTGCCGCCGCTAACACGCCCTGCATCAGCCGGTCCCAATCGCTGACCTTCTCCTTCGCCGCGCCGTAATCGCGCTGCTGGCCATAAGGCGGCGAGGTGAAGAGGAGCGTGGCGCGCTGCCCGTCCATCAGCCGCGCGACCGCCGCCGCATCCGTGCTGTCGCCGCACAACAGCCGGTGATCGCCAAGGATCCAGATATCGCCGGGGCGGGTGACGGGATCCTCGGGCAGGTCGGGGATTCCGTCCTCTTCTTCTTCCGGATCGGCGCCGAAACCCGATGCCTCGGCGTCTCCGAGCAGATCGGCCAGCTCGTCATCCGAGAATCCGACCAGATCGAGGTCGAAATCCAGCCCCTGCAGCGCTGCCAGCTCGGATCGCAGCAGTTCCTCATCCCAACCCGCGTTCTCGGCGATGCGGTTGTCGGCAATGACCAGCGCCCGCCGCTGAACCGCGCTCAGATGCGCCAGCCGGATCACCGGCACCTCAGCCAGCCCGAGGCGCTGCGCGGCCATCAGCCGCCCGTGACCGGCGATGATCACGCTGTCCTCACCGATCAGGATCGGGTTGGTGAAGCCGAACTCTGCAATCGAGGCGGCGATCTGGGCGATCTGATCCGGCGAATGGGTGCGGGCATTGCGGGCGTAGGGGGTCAGGTTGTCGACCGCGATCAACTCGATCTGCATCACAGTTCGAAATCCGGCTCGAGGGCGCCCATCGCCTTCAAACGGTCGATGATCGGCTTCATGTCCGCGGTAACCTTCTTCCAGTCCGTCGCAGCGAACTCTTGCGCCCATTGTGACGCATCCCATTCGGGAAACGTCACCCCGCCGATCTGCTCTGCCGGCATCATCATCCTGGTTTGCATCACGCGGCCTCACCCATCGGCCAGCAGCTGAGCTGCGAGAGTTCTGAGCGCATACGCTGCAGCCAGGGGCACCACGCCGTTGCCACAGAGGCGAAGCCGGTCCACCCGGTGGGCCAGCCCATCAGCGCCTCGACGAATAGCGGGTTCAATGTCCGGGGCGTGTCGCAGAAAGTCTCGCCAGCCATCGGTGTCACAAGGACCTGGCGGCCAAGCAGGCCATTGACCGGCGTGTTCGCCAGGCTCGTCGCCCCGTCCTTGTGGTCGCGTGCCGTCGGCGTCATCCACAGGGCGCCCGCGTGGGTCAGATCGGCCGCCCGGCGGTTGCCGGCGCTCGGTTTGCATCCATCCGTCGCCATCGGCGTGGGCCAGAGGCGCAGCATTTCCGTCCGGTTGCCGCCGCTCGAGCGGATCCCGGAGCAGGCGCGCGGGGTCGGCCAGCTCGTCCCCCTCGCGGATGGCGAGGATGAACAGCCGCTCGCGCCGATGGGGCGCACCGACTTCCGCCGCCGTGAAGAGGCCTGCCGCAAGCCTGTAGCCCAAGCCGACCAGTCCTGCGGCGACTTCGGGGAAGCCGAGGCGGAGATGATGGGCGACATTTTCGAGGAAGACGAAGGGCGGCTCAACCTCGTCGATGATGCGGGCGACATGGGGCCAGAGGTGGCGGGGATCGTCGGCGCCCCGGCGCTTGCCCGCCACGCTGAACGGCTGGCACGGATATCCGGCAGTGACGATATCCACCGCGCCGCGCCATGGGCGGCCGTCGAAGCTGGCAATGTCGTCCCAGAGAGGCGCGTGATCCAGGGCCGCGTCTTCCATCCGCGCCACGATAATGGACGCGGCGAAGGCGTCCCGCTCGACGTAACCCACAGTTCGATATCGGGGGCAGGCAATGGCAAGCCCGAGATCGAGGCCACCGGCACCAGCACAGAGGGACAGGCCGAAGAGGCAGGCGCTACCGGCTCCGGCAGGCAGGCCGGCGGAAGATACAACCAGGTCATGCATGGCCTCACGCGGCGGTCTTGCGCTTGCGCGCGGGTTTAGGCTGGGAAACGGGGTCGCTGACCTGCGCGGCGGGGGCGGCGGGATTGGTGCCCGACCGTTCACCGGCAATCTCGGTGAAGGATCGGCCGTCGCCCTCCAGCATGGCCACACCGCCGGTCAGGTTCTGCCAGCGCTCGACCGCGACATCGACATAAACCGGGTTCAGCTCGATGCCGAGGCAGGTGCGGCCGGTGGTCTCGGCGGCGATCAGCGTGGTGCCGGATCCCATGAACGGCTCATAGATGGCCTGGCCGGGGCTGGAATTGTTCAGGATCGGGCGGCGCATGCATTCGACCGGCTTTTGCGTGCCATGGACGGTCTCGGCGTCCTGATCGCGGTGGCTGATATGCCAGAGCGTCGTTTGCTTGCGGTCGCCGGCCCAGTGGCCCTTGCCCTTGGCGCGAACGGCATACCAGCAAGGCTCGTGCTGCCAGTGGTAATCGCCGCGGCTGAGGATCAGCCGATCCTTGGCCCAGATGATCTGCGAGCGGATGTTGAAGCCGCAAGCGATCAGGCTGTCGGCGACCGTGGTCGCGTGCAGGGCGCCATGCCAGACATAGGCCACATCGCCCGGAAACAGCGCCCATGCCTCGCGCCAGTCGGCGCGGTCGTCGTTCAGCACCTTGCCGGTGCGCTTCGTGGCTGATGCGCCGGCCTGGTTGCGCCAGTTCGGGTCATATTCGACCCCATAGGGCGGATCGGTCACCATCAGCAGCGGCGTCACCTCGCCCAGCACCCGCTCGACATCCGTCGCCACGGTGCTGTCGCCGCAGAGCAGCCGGTGGGGCCCGAGGATCCACAGATCGCCGGGGCGCGAGACCGGCTCGGCCGGCGGCTCGGGGATGTCATCCTCGCCCTCGATGGCTCCGGCCGTCTCCGGTGCCTCGATTTCCGCGAGCAATTCGCCGAGTTCGTCATCCGAGAAGCCGACCAGATCGATGTCGAACCCGTCCGCGCGGATCAGTTCGATCTGCTCGAGCAGGATCTCGGTGTCCCAGCCAGCGTTCAACGCGATCTTGTTGTCCGCGACAACCAGCGCCCGGCGCTGCGCTGCGTTCAGGTGCGCCAGCACGATCACCGGCACCTCGGAAAGCCCCAGTCGCTGCGCCGCCATCAGCCGCCCGTGGCCGGCGATGATCACGCTGTCCTCGCCGATCAGGATCGGGTTGGTGAAGCCGAACTCGGCCATCGAGGCGGCGATCTGGGCGACCTGGTCGTCCGAATGCGTGCGGGCATTGCGCGCATAGGGCACCAACTGCCCGACCGGCATCATCTCGATCTGCAAGGGGCGAACTCCAAAAGAAAAGACCCGCTGCGACAGGGCAGGCGGGTCCAAAGTGACGGACAGGCGAATGTCCGAGGGACGGCGGAGGGGGCGGCAACCGTGGCAACCCAAAGTGGCAACCGACGGGTGGAAACCCAGAAAAATCCTTTGACGCTAGAGGACTAGCGCGCTGCTGCCCCCCGCATAGCGTTACCGCTGCGGAGGAACCAAGGCCGGGGGGAGGCGGCCGCAGGGCGGCTTTCGCCCCGATCATGGCATGAATATGGCCCGTATCGCCTGCTTTTGTCGCGCCCTAAGTTCAACCCTTTCGCGCCCTCACGGCGGCCCCTTCGCGGCCTCGCCGTCCCGCTTCGCGCCCCGCGCGTCCCCGCTGGTTTTGGCGCTGTGCGGGCGGCGGCTGGTTTTTCGCTGTTTGTTCAGGCGGTTGGCGATGGTGACCAGCGCAGCCGTCCAGCGTCGCCAGGCGGTGGAGCGCACGCAGCCCACGGCGCGGCAAATCTGCTTCCAGCGGTGGCCCTCGGCCCGCATCCAGACGATGCGGCGGTTGTCGATGATGGCCTGCTCGCTGTCGCCGCCGATCAGCGCCAGCCATTCCAGCGCCTCCTCCATGCGCTGGATCTCGCGAGGATTGGGGATCACCCGCATCCGCGCTTCCTCGTAACCATAGGCATGCCTGGCCTCGTGGACGTAGTCTGGCCAGGAGCGGCCATAGCCGCGCGCGCCGGAGCCGGGCGGGTTCGGTAGACGTCGCAGGGTCAGCGCCGCTTCCTCGAAACGGTCCTCGATCTCGCGGGGGGTGATCATCGGCGCCCCTTCCGGGCTGGAACGGGGACACCGCGCAGGGCCAGCCGCTCGGCGCTGGTCAGCCCGGCCTCCAGCAGGGCCAGCGCGACGCTGTTGCTGATGGCGCTGGGGGGCAGATAGCGATCCGCGTTCACCCAGTCGGCATAGAAGCGCAGCTGCGGGTTGGCCGGGGCGCCGGCGTTCTCGGCGCCTTGCGGCCTTGCCGGCTGGCGCAGGCGCTGCCGATGGGCCGCGCGCACCGCGTCGGTGAAATAGGCCCAGGTCCGGATCGGGCTGATGCGGATCGTCGGCGTGCGCGCCCGGATCACCGGCAGGATGTCGGCCTCGAGGTCGATGCCCTCCCGCAACCAGCCCTCGATCACCTCGGCGGTCTCGGTGATCGCGGCGCGCGATGCCGGGCAGAGACCGGGGCCGGCGACGGCGAGGCAGCGGGCCTGCGGGTCGGAGTTATCCACAGCCGCATCTTCGGCTGGGGGCGTAGTAGTATCTATATAAGGATGGTTCGGGTGAATCTGGTTCACGGGGTCATGTGAACCTGGTTCACGGGTTACCCGTGCATCAGATTCACGGGGTGAACGTGGTTCACGGGTCGAGGGCAGGTTATCCACAGCCTCGATCACGATGGAATATTCCACCGTGAAGCCGTGTTTGCAGTCGCGCTGACCGGTTTCGGTGACCAGCCCGTCGCGGATCAGCTCCTGGATCGCCAGCTGCACGGCACGCCGCGACAGTTCGAGATCGCGGGCGATATTGGCCTTCGAGGTCCAGATGCCGCTGCCGTCATCGGCGGCCTTGTCGGCCATGTAGCTGAGCACCGATTTGCGCGTGGCCGAGCCCACGAGTCGGCGTTGGACGGAGGCCGAGATCAGATTGCTCATCGCCGGCCTCCCTTGAGGATTTCCTCGATCGAACGGGTCTCGAAGGCGGTGGGCGCGATGAAGCGCAGCACCGCCGTCCAGTCCACGACCGCAACCAGCGCCCAGATCAGCAGCCCGGCGAGAAACGCGAACATGCCGAGCGCGAACGCGAAGACGATGGCCCATGCGACGGGCCGGCACCCGTCATCATTGCCGCCGTTCATCGCGCCGCCCTCCCGCGGCCGGCGGTCTTGCGGTTCTCCTGCTCCAGCAACCAGTCGCGCACCGCCCCGCGCCGATAGAGCACCTTGCGCCCGATGCGGATGCAGGGCGGGCCGATGCGCCGGGTCTCCCAACGCTTCAGAGTGTCGGCGCTGATGCCGATAATGCCGGCCAGTTCCTTGCGCGGCATCCAGTCATCGAGCAGCCCTTCATGGGCGATTGCGCCGGTCTCGGCGGTGATCATGGTCTGATCGGTCATCATCCGGTCCTTTCCCCGTGGTTGTGGGGCAAGCGAGAGCACAGGCGGAGGACCGGCGGCGCGGCGCGGACCGGCGCCGGAAGCGCCGGATGTGCGCCGGTCCCATGTTTCATGGGGTTTGCGGGCATTCCGTGGGGCAGGGGGAACGTCGTCCGCACCGGCATGCCGGCCTCCAGGAGACGGGTCGGCGGTGGTGCGCCCAAGCGCCTAATCAACCCATGCGTGCGGACCTGTCAGAGGCATCGGCCTGAAAGGCACGCCTTTCACAAAAGCCAACAATTCAGGAAATACACGATGGCTCTGCCAAACCGCGTGATCTACACGCTGCCCGAAGCCGCTGCCCGCTGGAGCTGCCATATTGCCGATATCGCCGAATGGGCCATATCCGGTCAGCTGGAGATCACCATCGCGATCCCACCCACGCGTTTTGGGGCCGAGATTCTCTCGGACCTGGTGGTGATTGCGCCGGGTGATATTCTGGCGATGTTTCGCCGCTGCGGGACCGGCCCGCGCGAAGGGGTGATCCGCCGCGTCCGCATGCCGGGCGGCGGCGAGTGGAAACACATCCCGCTGCCCGATGCCGGGCTGCGGGTCACCCGCGACGACCTGTTGATTCAGGCCGGCACGCTGGCGCGTTTCGAGGAGGAGCACGGGGTGTTTCGCCGGGTCAACTCCAACCCGACCAAGAGCTATGATTGGGAGGGCTTTTATGGCGCCTTGATCCTGCGCCTCTTCCAGCGCGGCCTGCCCGAGAAACAGGCCGACCTCGTAGGTGAAATGCTGGACTGGTTCATTGCCAACAGCACAGATGGTGATGCGCCCGACGAAAGCACGGTCCGCAAGCGGGTCAGCCCGATCTTGCGGATGCTGAACGCGGAGGCGTGACCTCCTCGGCCGGGGGTGCTGAATGCACGAGCCTCGGCCGTATCCGCATCATGTCGGCCACCGCATCGACGCCGGCCCGTAGCGGCGAATCCATCAGATGCGCATAGCGCATGGTGGTGCTGGATTGCGAATGGCCCAGCAGCTTGCCGATCATCTCGAGCGAGGCGCCGCCGCTGACCAAGAGCGAGGCAAAGGTGTGGCGCAGGTCATGGATGCGCACTCCGGGCAGCCCGGCCTGATCCTGAATGCCCTTCCAGAAGCGGCGAATCTCCTGCACTGGCTGGTCCTTGTCGGCGACATCACCGGGAAACAGCCAGTCGCATCCGACCGGCACGACGGAAAGTCTTGTGCGCACCAGCGCCGCTGTGTCTGCCGAGATCGGCACGCGGTGGACCCGGCGCTGCTTGGTATTGGCGGCGGGCTTGACCCATGCGCCGCGTTCCAGATCGAAATGCTCGAAGCGCGCGGTCCGGACCTCTCCCAGCCGCGCCCCGGTCAGCATGCACATGCGGATGATGCTGGCCCCGCGCTGGTCCTCGGCCGAGCCCAGCGCGTCGCTGAGCCGGGCGATCTCATCCATGGAAAGGTAGCGCTCGCGCTCGACCTCGACCCGGCGGCGAAAGCCCACAGCGGGATTGTCGGGGCGCATCTTCCACTGGATGGCGAGGTTGAATACCTTGCGCAACATCTCGCCCGCGCGGTTGGCGCGCACCGGGGTGGGGCGAGGGGGCTTCAGCGGCTCACGCCGCTTGGTCTTGGGCTTCTTCTTTGCCGGCCGCGACCGGCCTTGCGCGATCAGGTTCAGAACCCGTTCCACGTCTGCGGCGTCGATATCGGCCACCAGCCTATGCTTCCAATGCGGCCCGATCAGCTTCGTCAGCATGGATGCCTGATCGGCAGCGTTGCGCGGCGCCAGATGGGCGGCGTGTTCGCGCAGGTAACGTTCGACCAGATCGGGAAAGCGCGGCGCCTCGCGGGTCTCCTCGCGCTCGGCCAGCGGGTCCAGCCCGCCATCGACATCGCGACGCAGCGCCTTGGCCCGCTCGCGCGCGGCCGTCACGTTCCATTCCGGCCAGCGCCCGATGGTCAACCGGCGTTGCCGCCCCGTGGTCCGGTAGTCGAACATGAAGCTCCGGCTGCCCGAAGGGTAGATGCAGATCGACAGCCCCAGCACATCGGTATCGAATATCTGCCATGCCTTCGGGCGCGGCTCACCCGCCCGGACCAGTTTTTCCGTCAGTCGTTCTCTGTTTCGCAAGTCACGAACCCCCGTTTTCCGCTCCGACACAGGCGTAGAAGCGCCGGCTTATCAACGAGATGATTCGCAAACCGGAAGACAGGCGCGGACCGGCGCCGGAAGGGCACAACCCGCGCCGGTCGGGCGGAAGGAGGGCTTTCGCGGTCGGAGGACGGGAGGGAAACGGTCAGTTGCATATGGATTCAACTGCAACCGGCGGCTAGGTTCTGTTTTAGGCCCTCGAGCGCCTGATGATAAAAAGAAAATCTTGTTCCGGGACAGGCGGTACTGATGCAGTTGCGTGATTTGTTGGATTCCTACCGCCAGGCTGCCCGCTCCGAGCGCGAGAAGGGCGATTACTTTGAGCGGGTCGTTCGCGTCTTTCTCGAACATGACGATGCACAGAAACAGTATTATTCCGCCGTTGTGCCTTTTGCCCAATGGGCGAAGGAGCAGGGGTGGAGCAAGGCTGACACCGGCATCGACCTGGTGGCGACGCTGGCCGATGGTTCGGGTTATGCTGCGATCCAGTGCAAATTCTATGCGCCCAATCACACGATCCAGAAGCCCGATATCGACAGCTTCATCTCGGCCGCCTCCAATGATCTGTTTACGCGTCTGATCATTGCCGACACCACGCAGAAGGAATTCGGCAAGAACGCCAGCGGGACGCTCGACAAGCTGTCGAAAGACTGGAACCGCATCAGCATCAGCGAGCTGGAGGCCAGCCGGATCGACTGGTCGCAGTTCCTGCGCACCGGCACCGTCAGCCTCGCCCTCAAGAAAGAGCTGCGTCCGCACCAGCGCGATGCCCTGAAGGCCGTGACTGAGGGGCTGGCGCAAGCTGATCGCGGCAAGCTGATCATGGCTTGCGGAACTGGCAAGACCTTCACGGGGCTGCGGATCGCCGAAGCCCTGGCGGGTCCGGGCAAGCGGGTGCTGTTCATGGTGCCATCATTGGCGCTGATGTCGCAGACCGTGCGCGAATGGAGCAATGACCGCCAGCAGGAGTTCACCGCGTTTTCGGCCTGCTCGGATGTGAGGATCGGGCGCAATGCCGATGCCGACAGCCTCGATCTGAATGTCCATGATCTGGCATTCCCGGCGACGACCGATCCGCAGAAGCTCGCGCAGCAGGTTGCCGCTGCGCCGCCCGACCGCATGACCGTGGTGTTCTCGACCTATCACTCGATCGACGTGCTGACCCGCGCACAGAAAAGCCATGGCCTGCCGGAATTCGATCTGGTGATCTGCGACGAGGCGCATCGCACCACCGGCGTCACGCTGAAGGACGAAGACGACAGCGCCTTCGTGCGCATCCACAGCAACGACCATGTGGCGGCGAAAAAGCGCCTCTACATGACCGCGACGCCGCGCATCTTCGGCGATGCCGCCCGGCGCAAGGCGGATGACCACGATGCCGAACTGGCCTCGATGGATGACGAGGACAAGTTCGGCAAGGATCTGTTCCACCGGGGCTTTGGCTGGGCGGTCGAGAACAACCTGCTGACCGATTACAAGGTTGTGGTGCTGGCGGTGGACGAGGGGCTGATTTCGACCACTATCCAGAACCGCCTCAAGGACGGGCCGGAACTGACGCTGGACGATGCGACCAAGATCATCGGCTGCTACAAGGCGCTGACCAAGGCCGACCTGGTCGAGGACCTGGCCTTTGATCCCCGCCCGATGCGTCGCGCCTTGGCCTTCTGCCAGAGCATTGCCAAATCAAAGATCATCGAGGACGAGTTCACCAAGGTCGTCGATGAATACACCGGCAGCGACCTGATCGAAGATGAACGCTACCTTGCCACCGAGGTGCGCCATATCGACGGCAGCTTCAATGCCACCGCGCGCGAGGAGATGCTGAACTGGCTCAAGGCCGATGCCGGCGAAGATACCTGCCGCATCCTGACCAATGCCAAGGTGCTGTCCGAGGGCGTCGATGTGCCTGCGCTCGACGCAATCATGTTCATGCACCCCCGCAAGAGCCAGATCGACGTGGTGCAATCGGTCGGCCGCGTCATGCGTCGGGCCGAGGGCAAGAAGATGGGCTATGTCATCCTGCCCGTCGCCATCCCGCCCGACACCACGCCCGAGGACGCGCTGAAGGATAATGAGCGCTATCGCGTCGTCTGGCAGATCCTGAACGCCCTGCGCGCCCATGACGAACGGCTCGATGCCCGCATCAACCAGGCCAAACTGGGTGAGGATATCAGCGACAAGGTCGAGCTGGTGCGCATCTCTTCCGAGTCCGAGCTGCGCGAGCTGACCGCCGTCGTCGACGACATCAACATCAGCAAAACTCGCGCGGAAAAAGCCGGTGCCAATATCGGCCAGGAAGGCCGTGACCCGACCATCACCGACCTCGGCCCCGACCAAGGCAGCTTCGTCTTTGACGAGTTCACCCGCGCCATCATGGCGAAGATCGTCGAGAAATGCGGCACCCGTGACTATTGGGACAGCTGGGCCAAGGACATCGCCCAGATCGCCCAGACCCATATCACCCGCATCACCACCATCACGGCCAAGCCCGGCCCTGAACAGGACGCCTTCCGCGCCTTCCTCAACGAATTGCACGACGACCTGAACCCCGAGATTTCCGCGGCTGACGCGATCGAGATGCTGGCCCAGCACCTGATCACCAAGCCGGTCTTTGACGCGCTGTTCAAGGACAGCGAGTTCACCAGGGAGAACCCGGTCTCCCGCGCGATGGAAACCGTGCTCGGCCAGCTGCATGAGCACAATCTCGCCAAGGAGTCCGAGAGCCTCGACAAGTTCTATGCCAGCGTCGCCCGCCGCGCCGAGGGCATCAAGACCGCGCAAGGTCGCCAGACCCTGATCACCGAGCTTTATGACCGCTTTTTCCGCAACGCCTTCCCGCGCCTGACACAGCGCCTCGGCATCGTCTATACCCCGGTCGAGGTGGTGGATTTCATCATCCACTCGGTCAATGACGTGCTCAAGGCGCAGTTCGGCCAGACGCTGGGGTCCAAGGGCGTGCATATCCTCGACCCCTTCACCGGTACCGGCACCTTCATCACCCGGTTGCTGCAATCGGGCCTGATCGCGCCCGATGAGCTTGAGCATAAATACAAGCACGAGATTCACGCCAATGAGATCGTGCTGCTGGCCTATTACATCGCCGCCGTGAACATCGAGACCGTCTATCACGAACTGGCGCAGGGTGGGCTGCAGGCCGATGCGCCATATCATCCCTTCACCGGCATCCTGCTGACCGACACCTTCCAGATGTATGAGCAGGAGCGCGACATGGTCGCCAATCTCCTGCCTGACAATTCCGAGCGCCGCTCGCGCCAGAAGGCACTGGATATCCGCGTCATCATCGGCAACCCACCCTATTCTGTGGGGCAAAAAAATGCGAACGACGATGCGAGAAACATTCCCTACATAACGTTGCGCAAGAAGTTGCAGGAAACGTATATAGGTAAGTCTCAGAGCAACGCCCGTAGCGTTTACGATACTTATATTCTCGCGCTGCGATGGGCAACTGATCGACTCAACTCCACCGGCGCGGGCATTGTGGGATTTGTTTCAGGAAGCGGGTTCATCGACAAGCCAGCTATGGATGGCGTTCGTCGCTGCCTCGGGGATGAATTCAACTCCCTCTACATCCTCAATCTCAGGGGCGACATTCGAAAAAACATGTTGAGCAAGGGCGCTGCTCGGGAAGGTGAGAATATTTTTGACTCGGGAAGTATGTCCGGCATTGCCGTTTCGATTCTCGTCAGGAATCCCAGTCAACATCAGACAGGGGAAATTCACTACTTTGATATTGGCGACGACCTTTCAGCCGCTCAGAAGAAAGCCAAAATTGCGAACTTCGGTTCGATTGCTGAGATGGCCGATGAATGGTCCACAGTCACGCCAAATGAACAATGTGATTGGATTGCACAGCGAGATGCAAGTTTTTTTGATTACCTAGCAATGGGAGACAAGCAGCGGCGCGAAAGTGAGATGATTTTTGAGAATTTCTCTTTAGGGGTGACTACCAACAGAGACGCATGGGCCATCAATTATTCGAAGCGATCAACGTCGAGAGCTATGAAGCGGATGATCGAATTTTATGATGCCGAGCTTGATCGTTACATTTCCTCTGGAGCCGGCGACATTGACTCTTTCATCACGTACGATGATAAAAAAATTAGCTGGTCGCATCATCTAAAGAAGCGCTTTCAATCCGGACGGAGGAGCGACTTTTCCGAAAGCAAGCTCAGGTCAATCCATTATCGACCATTCTCGCTGCAGTGGGAGTATTACGACAAGCTGTTTAATGAATATGTCTATCAAACACCACGCCTTTTTGGGGAGCGCTGCAGCGTCTCGAACTATGCGATCCTCGTTTCGGGGACGGGGGCAAGGTCCGGCTTTTCGACTCTAATGGTTGACAAAATTTTTTCTGGCGACTTGATTGAAAAAGGTCAATGTTTCCCCCTCTATCTCTACGAAGAAGCCCCGCCCGATGACGGCCTCTTCGCCACTACGGGCAATCAGGGCACCGGCCTCACCCGCCGCGATGCCATCACCGATGCCGGCCTCGCGCATTTTCAGGCCGCCTATCCGGGCGAGGCGATCAGCAAGGAAGACCTGTTCTATTACATCTACGGCCTTCTGCACTCGCCCGACTACCGCGAGCGGTTCAAGAACAACCTCGCCAAGCAACTGCCTCGCATCCCGGCAGTGAAGACCTTTGCCGACTTCGCCGCCTTCCGCGACGCCGGCCGCGCCCTCGGCCATCTGCATGTGAATTTCGAGAGCGTCGAGCCCTACATGGTCACCTTCAAGGAAGGCGACCACCGCCTGATCCCCGAGGCCCAGGCCGACCCGGTGAAGTTCTACTGCGTAAAAAAGATGAAGCTCGGCGGCAAGGGCAAGACCAAGGACCGCACCACCGTCATCTACAACGACCGCATCACCATGCAGAACATCCCCCTCGAGGCCTGGGACTACGTCGTGAACGGCAAACCCGCCCTCGACTGGGTGATGGAGCGCCAGGTGGTCAAAACCGACCCAGCCAGCGGCATCACCAACGACGCCAACGACTACGCCAACGAAACCGTCGGCGACCCCCGATACCCCCTGGAACTGTTCCAGCGGGTGATTACTGTGAGCCTCGAGACGATGAAGATCGTGAACGGTCTGCCGGAACTAGAAATTGGGTAATACAAAAATCATATCTGCCCGTAACAGGCAGTCAGGCGCAGCTAATGATCGCTGCCGCTCAGGCGCAGTTTCGCGCACATGATCAACCTCAACTATGGAAGATTGATAAAGATGAGCAAGGCGCTGTTATTCCCTCAATACCTGCCAAGCGCACTAGAGCTTCGGATAAACCTCCTTCTGAATGAGCGAGTATCCACAATTGTTCCTAGGGTAGATCAGCACGCGGTCATGAGGCGCCCACAAATCTCAGGATTATATAATTATTTGCCTGCTGGGACTTTCTCATTCGTCGATCCGACGTTGGCCTACTCAGATAAGTTTGATAGCCGGGCAATGAGGGGGCAGCTTGCGAAAATTATCCGCCCTATCGCCAGATCACCAAAGCATGCAGTCCTATGGGACGGAGTGGACTTGGATGAGTCCGGAAAAATTCCAATGCAATTCAGGCAAGCTACGGTCGATAAGCTTAGGAAAGATGGGTGGGTATATCTTGCAAGTCAGAAAATCCAAAGGGATTTATTGGACGACCTGTACTCCCAGAAACTTGCAGCGCGTGTTCCCAGCCTTCACCACGAAGCTCACCCAACAATCATTCATCCTCGCGTTGGCGGCTTTATCTTGGCACAGCTAGCCCGAAGCATAGCTGGCGTGGAGGGTGCTCGCCTAATTGCTTCAGATACGCCATCTCTCAAAGATTGCCTGTTTGAGAGCGACCAAACGGCAAGGCCGAGCGGAGAAGAATTGATGGCGGTAATGCTCGACGTATCCATGCCGGATACCATAGAGCGCGTCCCCGATCGAGACTTTATGGCGGCCAGGATGGAATTCAGGGGGGTTCGTGAAAATCTTAATGAAATCATTACGAGTATATCTTCTAAGTATACCCTAGGTGACGAAAAGAATATTGAAGAATTTAAACAATTTATTAAAGACAAGTCCAGCGACATAAATTTGGCCATGTCCGATGCCGAGAGGGCAATTGGGCGCGACGCCAGAGCAGGAAAAGTATCTTGGGGCATCAGTTTGATCTCTAGTGTTGTCGGAGCAGGCCTCGGCGCAGTGATGGGGCAAGTCCCCGGTGCTATGATCGGTGCTGCTGTTGCTCCAGTTGTAACGGGCGTCGGTCAAAGGCTCTCTACTTCTACAATCGAGCAGCACAACAATGGAATCATGAGGTTAGCAGCATTGAAAGCCTCTCTGAATAAAAGATCAGATCGAGCGCAGTTATTGCGGCTGATATGAAATTGTGAACGCATCCATCGGATGTGGTTACAGAGGACGAAAATTCCGGGACTCACGCATGAGGGCCTTGTGATCTTGCTGCTGTTGTGGTGCCGGGTTGCGCCACATCCCGCATCCTTCGAGAGTTGCTGGAAAAAAAGTTGCTCTGGACGTGAATTGAGGAACAGGATTCACTCCCGCGCGGAAGCGGTAGAGTTGGGTCGCTTTGCCGCCACTTTTTGCCCTTCAGATTTCGTAGCTGCGGCGATCAAACCTCGATTTTGACTCAACGCTGACTCAACGGCTGAACGCCCTTTGAGCACCCTTTTCGTGCGGCGAATGTTGACGAAAGCTGATCAGTTCAAGGAAGAATGCGCGTGATAACAAAGGGATATGTCGCAACTTCCTGATTATCAAGGAAAACCGAGATCGCGGGGGCATAGCCTCATAACCTGAAGGTCATAGGTTCAAATCCTATCCCCGCAACCAAATCTTCCCACACAGTTCCGCACTCGAAAACGCCGCCTCCTGGGGCGGCGTGCGCGTTCGAGGACGAGCGTCTCTCCCCGGA